GCACGGAAAAAACCACGGTCGGTATTTTTACTATTAGATGATTGTGGGTTTGATACAAAATCTATGAATAGTGCCCCGATGAAAGAACTTTTTATGAACGGACGACACAAATATATTACATTTCTATGTGCGCTACAGACACCAATGGCCCTAAAACCCGATATGCGTATGCAAATTGACATTGTTGTTGCATTAAAGGAGAACCAAGTGGCAAATCGGAGACGTTTACACGATGCATTCTTTGGAGTTATCCCCAGCTGGCATGATTTTGAGAGATTATTCATGGCATTTACACAGAATTACGGTGCACTTCTTGTTGATCAAACTGTACAGTCTACTGACCTTACAAAGGTTATTTATCACTACAAGGCTCAGATTGATCTTCCTAAATTTGTATGCATTTCCAGAAAGTATGTCAAGATATGGGAACAGATTAAGAAATCACAACGGGAAGTTATGATGCTAAAGGAAAAGAAGATTGACGAAGAACGGAAACAGAAACTTGTTGAGACAGCAAAACAGCGCGGCGAAAAAATTAGACAAGTTCATACGGCAGTAAATGCTCGTAATGGTGACCCAAATGCAAAAATTGTATTAAGTAGTTTTTAAGTAGTGTTTAGTTTAGATGGGACAATCTTAATTACGGTATCCTTTAGCCGTTCCTGATTTTTTTCAAAATGTTTATAATCACATACGTGACTCATTAAATGTCCGTTGCAATATACATACCCACATTTACACATAGCACCGATTGTTGCAGATAAGGGAAGTTTTTTGTTACAAGTATGGCACCTGCAAGACATATTCATTATTCCCCGTTTATTTATGTGCACTTAAAAATGGGATATAATGTGTAACATTGTTATAACACAATAAAAAATAACATTTTAATAAAAGTACTAATGTAACGTAATTTCACGTTCCGTGATGTCATGAAGCGCTATGCATATCTTTGCAGTCAAAGTCCCCCGGATGGCATTCTTTTCTTCAAGATGAAGAGCAATTAATTCCATCTTGAATTTATAAAGATACTTTTTACTTGCTTCATGACGAGTGGTGTGATCATCATTATAATTACGTTGAATCGCGTCAATCGTCTGTTTATTTTGTATAATATCGTTCAATTGCGCTCTATCAAATTTTTTCGAATACTTCAAAACCAGATCCTGTGCTCTATTGAAAATGATATGGTGTGCCAATGCATACATATCGGCCGTGCGGCTGTCGTCGCTGTCGTTTAGTTCTGCTATGAGATTAGGCAATAGAGAACTCATTATTGACAGTACTTTAAGCTCAGAAACATACGTTTTATCAGTACCACGCGTCCGCAAGAATGGGACTGTCATGTGAAACAATATGGGGTACTTGCAACGCGTCTACCTCTCTTACTACTTCCCATTCATTATTTGTTGGGGGGAGTATAGTAATTGGAGAAGTGACTGTCATTGCAAGTACCCCAACACCTACAATTGGATGCACACATGACGTTAGTAAAAGACTTGCACTGATGAATCCTACATCCTTCACCATGCCCCTGAGTTCATGCAAGTAAGCAATAGAAGCCCGAGTGTTAGTAGCACTAGCTATATATTCGGCCGCCTTTCCACTTACCTGTAAGCCAGGGGCAATTATGTTAATATCCTGTGAAGGTGTAACTAAATATCCATACATACTTGACATTATTCCAGGAAAAGTTATTGCACAACTAACCACCGTTGCCGAAGATAGCACAAAGAACGCGAGGAGAAAGTTTAGAAATGGAGATCGAAAGCACATGTTGTTCTTGATGTTCTTGTTGTTGATATGGCGCAGCACCCACAGGTAGGTTCTCTTGTTTACATTATGTAGGATAAAATAGTTTTTTGGTAACAACATGTACATCCCCTAAGTATCTAATGCGTGCCACCCGTCTGCACTTGTGTAATATTTATGCGATTCCCGTTCGGATCCTCTTGCGCTACTCGACAGTCTTTGTCTCAATGCTTCCAGTTTAATAACGCTCGCGCTTGCTCTCGATGCTTGTTCTGCATTGGGCATCTGAAACTGTTCACCATATGCTTTCGGAATTAGTACGAATTTCTCTGGTTCTATTAGTTTTACAGGACCAGCACCTGGCTCTACGGTGAGATATGGACTAATCTGTTGTATATATAGTTCATTATCTCCACGTTTATCACGGATATTCAAATATCCGCCAAGTAAATATACAGCAAACATTGCAGCAAGTGCGATTAAGATTATAAAGAATATTGACATTTTATATATACATAACAAAATTAGAAAAAGCACATATATACAAAGAATGCAAGTGTAAAAAACGCAAGCGGTACAATTCCACCAAACAGACCAATTAAGTGAAACATACGATACGTACGAATTGGGTAACGATCCGCACCTAGAATCCATAGAATTCCAGACGCAATTCCATATGGATCGTAAGTAAGACTATTCTCGGTACGATAGTGACGCTGTACCGCAAGCGGCATACGTGGCGCAATCATACTCGTCTGAGTGTATACGACGGTGTCGTGTGCACCAACGGAATATGGCATGCGCATAAGTGCCGCACGTGTCTTTTTGGAGTAAATCATGGCGTGCGTGAGTCCACCCGAAATTACACGTAGTGTACCGAGCGGACCAGGACAGCTTAAATGCATAAGAGCACCTAGACTTACGCCATCGGCCTTACCACTTAGCGCAAGTACTTCGACATATGCAAGCTCCAGTGGGGATGCACAAAATTCACAATCATCTTCAAGAATAACAACTGGATTGTCATTCTCCTGCTCCAACATACAAATCATCTTATTGGCATGAAGCAAATCAGCAGTTGTATTGACAATACCTTCCTTTTTTCCCGTTTTATATCCATGATTAATAAGAATTTTGGCTGTTTTTGTTAAACGCGCATTCTTGAGCTGAGTAATTAACCCGGCGCGTCGCTTTGAGTTGGCCATTGTAATTACATAAAGAGAATCAATTGTGTTGAATACCGGGTTGTCTGTAATGTGTACGTTATATAGCTCATATGCATCGTTTTTAAAAGAAACATCAATGTGTTCATAATCAGCGGAAGACATATCGTTAATGTGCATACTTATATACTTGTATATTATACCTTCTTTACACGTTTTGGGGAAACGTAATGTGACACATACAACTGAACAAACAGAACAAAATAAGAAGCATACATCATAAGGCCCATGATAGAGTTTACTAAACTCGTATAACATGGCACGTCAAATGTAACATATAGCATTGCTGCAAGTGTTACAATAAGACCAATCACCATCTGTAAGATCTGAATTGTTGTAATAAACTTGGAGAACTTCTTGGCAAACTTCTTTGTAGCAGGACTATATTGTGTCATTGCAAAATAAAGATACATCAGTGAATGAACAAAATAATTCATAGTTGCGAACCAGATACCACTACCAATGCGAACGGAATATGCATGCCAACAATAAAGAAGAACCGTTAGATGATGATACCAATGAAGGAAAATTACTGGATTCTTACGAATCAGGAGAAAGAATGTATCTACGAGTTCAACCATCTTGGAATAAATAAAGAGCCATACGAAAAAACCAACATTTCCATTTCCATAATACGCCCCAGTATTGCATACCGTGGAATAAAACCCATGGACAAACAAACCATTTTCTTCATCAAAGAGATGATATGGAAGTGTAAAGTATACGCCGATAAATGAAAAGAAAGAAAGAAAGAGATTCCATGCAATAATGTACTTGTTGGCGCGAATTGGCGCGCGACCGCCGTCTTTTGGTCCCATATACTTTTTTGTACCGGCAATCATCAATAAATAGCACAGACAAAATGTAATTGGAATGCACCAATTTGATGAAGTAAAATGAATCATACGCCATCCATCAAAAATATCGATATGCTTCTTAAACTGTGGAATGTCGTATCCAAAATCACATTCACGTGGTAGAGATGGAAATAGCAATTCATTAATCGGAGTATGAATTAGGGTTGACCAATTGTGATAATGGCATGTTGTTGAATGATAAATATCAGACTGATTGTTAAGAATAAGATCCCTATACTTACCAAACATATAAATAAACTTATTTTATAGGTATAAGAGTAGAACTATGCCAGACCTCAGTATCACCAGACAGTCCATTCTATATAAACTTAATATGATTGCATTTGTACTTCATCTTATACTTGCTATCGTAACGGGTACGGTTGGAAATATTCATCTTTCACCGCCCATTTATAATACAAAGGTAACATTTACATATAACAGTAGCGATACTGGATTTTACCTAGATCCATATTATGTTTCATATGGCGGATATCCAATTACTGCATTGACATTAGTATTCTTTGTCATTACTGCATTCTTCCATTTAGCCAACGCAACCTTTTTAAATGATATATACATTTCATCACTTGAACTGTGTTTTACACCAACTCGTTGGATCGAATACTTTATAACGGCGTCCCTCATGTCATGTACAATTGCATATTTGACTGGAGCACGATCGGTTCTTGTCATTGTTGGTGTATGTGGTCTCATTGCGTCAACAATGTTATTTGGTTTCATGTCTGAACTATACAATCGACCAATGGAAAATGTTGATGCATGGGAACGTACTACGTTTCTTAAGAGATCGATACCACACTTTCTTGGTTATGTACCATACATGTTTGCATGGTTTATGATTCTATATTCCTTCTTTGGTGGCGGTGGAACATGTGCTGCGCCAGCATGGGTGTGGATCATTATCGTGGGACAATTTATTCAATTTTCACTATTTGTTATACCACAACTTTATCAACTAAAAAACCCACCGTCTAAATTTGTACGTGGCGAATACATCTTTATATTTCTATCGTTCTTTGCAAAAGCAACCCTTGGAATCAATCTACTTGCCGGGGGGATTACACTTGAGAATTTTGACGCGGGTGTAATTGATTCAAATACAACATGTGATGTTGTTGATTTAGCTTGATTACTACAACGTATAACGACACGCACATGCACTTAACCCGCCAATTAAAAATCCTGCAATCACATCAGGTGGATGATGCCAGAAATCGTGAATTCGACTTGCACCCACGAATAAAAATACAAAAGCAGATAGAAGTGTTACAAGAAATAGCAACTTGTCGATAATTATCGGTACGTTATTCTGGGCGCGCAGAACTGTACGAATGTCATTTATCGATAAAATAAGATAGACAAAGACTACAGCAGCACTCGAAGAATGACCCGATGGAAATGATCGCCGGCCTTTTTCAAAATTAACCGTACAAATGCCAAGATCATTGTCCCAACCACAGCCGTCATAAAAATTCGGACGAAATGCTCCGATATAATACTTCCCGAACGCAACAATGAAATCTTGAATCATATATGCAAGTCCATATGCCACTAACGTATGAACAGCAGACTTCCATTTATACAACTCGGCATATGCACCAAACCAAGTTACTGCAATAATTACAAAGGTACCAAATGAATTAATTACGGCAAGAAGACTTGTCGTCACGGTTTCTTCAATTAGAGGATGATCATATCTAAAATCTTTAATGAGATGTGTTTCTCCATTAATTGTTATGGTTTGATATGGTACCATCTCTTCATTTATAATAAATGTCAAGGGGATACATGCCATCATAATCACATAAATCATAGGCATAACATATTCACATTGTAAAAACATACGAATAATATTTAGTATCATGAGCTGCGATTATATTTTCTTTGGTATTATATTAAATTATATAATGTCTGTCTTCACCATACCATCCGATACAATTCACTTACCAAGTGCTCCGTCGCAAAAAATAGAATATACGCCCAATTTTGGTATTCGTAAACTATTTGTTATTATTGTTGTTATTGGAATCATTTCTGCACTTGCAGTTGCAGCACTCATGTATCAAAACGGTGATACCCAAACATCTGGTATTGTTTTGATGACAGCTGGAGGAATTGGTCTACTTACAATGATAATATCTGCAATTGTAAAAGCGAGATCGTCTACACATGGATAGAATTACAAATCCCGGAACTCAGATGACATATCATACGTCAGCTGATCGGATAATCTCGATGCATCGGCGATCGCCTGGCGTCGTTTCACTTCGGCATTGATACCAAATAAATTAGGAACAACTACTTCTCCATTATTTATCGCTCTGTTTACCTCGTACATAATTTCGTCTTTGTCAAACCGTGGGTTCTCCAGTTGGGCTTTTCCATTAACAAGTACAATAATTACTGCAACTAATGTTAGTGTGAGTGCAACTGATAACCCAACGATAATATAATCTTTTGTATCCATATCTTAAACTATTTCTTTATATAAGCATAATATTTTTTTTTAATTCAATGCGGTACAATGCAAATATTCTAATTGTCAACAATCTTACAAATCATAATATCCATGTCATAATGCGCTGAAAATTCACGACTACGTACGACTAAATCATACTTGAGATATTCGTCATCTGTAATTGCAATATATTGCTTGGCATGTTCACCTGTACCGACATAATACAGTTCATCTTCATCCAAATCTTCCTTTAGTGGGTACTGTTCCGCGGTGATTGGAGTAAATAACGGATCGTCTAGTGCGAGAAACATGTTATATGCCCGAATCTCCTCCTTTGATGAGGGAAGTAGACCATTATTCTTGTAGAATGGAATAATGTATAGATCAAATAGTAAAAAAATTGCGTAAAAATTAAAAATGTGAGTAAGACCTGTAATTGTCGGTAGATATACATCCGACATGTCCTTGTGCAACACAGACAGCGAAGATGCTTCGAATAAATCAGGAACAAATGCATATGGACGCATATGCGTTGTATGCGTTGTATGCATATAACGAGTCGATCCGATAAAGCTAGTCGCAATACATACGGTTAAAGCTAGCATAAAGTGTGATGCGACGTTATTTTATACAAAG